AAAGAACAAGGTAACCGGCATGGAAGAAGACTTCTTGGAAGAATTGTCCAGGGAGTTGAGCAATGGACGTTGAAAGCCTCGCCAAACAACTGATTCTTAAGGGGATGACGGAGGAACAGCAGAAGGCTGTTCTGATGTCTATCCGCGAATCTGTCCAGAAGACGCGAGAGCTACAGAAACAGAAGGTTGGCGAAAACGCCCAACTGGTCATTCAGGCTCTTAAGAAGATTGAGTCTGATATACGCGATAGATACGATGACCTTGGCAACAAGATCGAGTCTCGCGTCAGGTCTATCAAGGACGGCAAAGACGGGAAAGACGGCAGAAACGGCGCTAACGGCCGAGATGGCCGCGATGGCTCTATGGGGCCAATGGGACCAAGAGGAAAAGACGGTCTGAATGGCCGCGATGGCAAAGACGGTGAAGATGGCGTATCAGTAACTGACGCACACATCGACTTTGATGGCAGTCTGATCATTAGCCTGTCGAGCGGCAGGACGATCAATGTTGGTGAGGTGGTTGCGCCTGATCTTGCTGAAAAGATCAAGGTGATTACCAATGGCGGCGGCACTAGTCAATCAGTGCTTGACACATTGGCCAGCCTTCAGACCCAGATCAACAACCTTATCCCTAGCCAAACTGGCCAAGCAGGCAAATTCCTGACGACGAACGGCTCTGTGTTGTCTTGGGCACAAGTTGCTGGTGGATTGAGCTACCAGGGAACTTGGAATGCATCGGCAAACACGCCGACTTTAGCGTCTGGTATTGGTACAAACGGCTACTACTACATCGTTGCGACGGCAGGATCGACGAACCTGGATGGCATCACTGATTGGCAGATCGGTGATTGGCTGATGTTCAATGGTACGGTCTGGCAGAAGATCGACCAATCCAATTTGGTGACCTCTGTCAACTCTCAAACTGGTGCTGTGGTGCTTACCACCACAAACATCAACGAGGGCACCAATCAATACTATCTGGACTCTCGTGCGCGTTCTGCTCTGAGTGCTGGCACAGGCATTAGCTACAGCACTTCGACGGGTGTGATCACCAATAGTGCACCGGATCAGACGGTTGCGCTTACTGCTGGCACTGGGATCAGCACATCTGGGACGTATCCCAACTTCACGATCACGAATACTGCTCCAGATCAAACTGTCGCTCTTACGGGAGCAGGCACAACCAGCATTAGTGGAACATACCCCAACTTTACGATCACATCGAACGATCAGTACGTTGGCACGGTTACCTCTGTTGGTGGCACTGGCACTGTAAACGGTATCACTCTGAGTGGTACGGTTACGTCTAGTGGAAACTTGACGCTTGGTGGCACTCTGTCTGGTGTGAGTCTATCAACCCAAGTCACTGGAACACTTCCTATTGCCAATGGTGGCACGGGACAGACAACGGCCAATGCTGCGTTTAACGCTCTCGCGCCTAGCCAATCATCTCAGTCTGGTAAGTATCTGACCACTGATGGCACGAACACATCGTGGGCTACGGTCAATGCTGGTGCATCTATTACTAACGACACCAGCACATCGACCAACCTATATCCGCTATTTGCTGCTGCAACTTCTGGTACGCCAACGGTCATCTATACCAGCAATGCCAAGTACCTATATAAGCCGTCCACTGGTGAGTTGCAGGCATCTGCGTCGGTATCGACAAACGGTCTGATAATCAACAGCACAACGGTTGCAGAAAGCTACACGGTTGCATCTGGTCAGAACGCCATGAGCGTAGGACCAATGACAGTCAACTCTGGCGTGACTGTAACCGTATCTTCAGGTCAGCGTTGGCTGGTTCTGTAAGGATCAAAGATGAGCAAGATCGCTATTGAAGGCAATGCAAGCGGAACGGGTACGTTCACCATTGCATCTCCAAACTCAAACTCCAGCAGAACGCTATCTTTGCCTGATGGCACTGGTACCTTTGTTATCAACGGCATCAACGGCGCTCTTGTCTTGGGCACCGCTCAGAACTCCACCTCAGGTACGAACATCGACTTCACCGGCATCCCGTCGTGGGTGCGGCGGATTACGGTGATGTTCAGTGGCGTGAGCACAAACGGATCAAGTATTATTCAAATCCAAATCGGCACTTCTGGGGGCGTTCAAACAACTAGCTACGCTGGTGCAGGCGGCCTCATTTTTGCAGGGTTTTCCGCCTACGCTTCTAATTTTACGTCTGGCTTTGGGCTATCTCAAACAGGCCAAGGAGGGGCAAGCCAAATTCTTAGCGGTTCAGCGACACTTTGCTTGCTAAATAGTTCTAGCGGGACTTGGGTTGCTAACGGTGCTTTTGCAAGGGAAGACGCTGCTGCTATTCAATTTACTGCTGGCACAAAAACCCTCTCTGGCACCCTTGACCGCGTCCGCATCACAACCGTCAACGGCACTGACACCTTCGACGCTGGCTCCATCAACATCCTTTATGAGTGAGAAATAAACCATGACACTCATTCTCAACGGTGACACGGGCCTGTCTGATGTAGACGGCTCTGCGTCTACTCCTGCCATCAGGGGCACTGATGCCAACACAGGCATTTACTTTCCAGGAGCCGACAGGATTGGCTTTGCCGAGGGCGGTGTACAGGTTGGTGAGTTCGATGCCTCTGGCAACTTTCAGTTCAACTCTGGCTACGGCTCTACGGCTGTCGCCTACGGCTGCCGCGCTTGGGTCAACTTCAATGGTACGAGTACTGTGGCGATTCGTGCGTCTGGCAACGTGACGAGCATCACGGACAACGGGACGGGCGATTACACGGTGAACTTTACGACGGCGCTGGCGGATGCGAACTACGCCGCAGTTGGCATCGGCCCTAACATCGCGAATAGCGGTGGTGCGTATCAATTGGCAACGAATGACGCTGCAGCTCCAACATCTTCACAATATCGCGTCAATGTCCAAACAGCCGGCGGTACGCAATCTGACCGTGCCTATATTTTCATGGCATTTTTTAGGTAAGGCGAAATCATGAACCAACGCATCATCTACCCCAACGACGATGGCGGCGTGTCCGCATAAAGTACATCCATGCCAAGCATAATCAATAGCGATGATGGTGTTGTATCAGGCTCCTCTGGTCTAAAGACTACAGGAGGCAATGATGGCATCACCAACTTCCAACAAAACGGCACTACACAGGCAACCATCACTGCTGCTGGGTTATTCCAGTTCAACTCTGGTTACGGCTCTGTTGCTACAGCTTACGGTTGCCGTGCATGGGTCAACTTCAACGGCACCGGCACTGTTGCGATTCGTGCGTCTGGTAACGTGACAAGCATCACGGATAACGGTACGGGTGACTACACGGTGAACTTCACTACGGCGCTGCCAAATATAAATTATTGCGCTGTTGGTGATCGTACATTGGCATCATCAACCGTAAACAATTACTTTGACGAAACATTTTCTGCCAGAACCACCTCGTCAACACGGTGGACAAATGGCGAAGGTGGCGCACTTGTTGATACAGCTAACGCCAATATTGCCGTCTTCCGCTAATCAGGAGCAACCATGAACTCAAGGATCATCTACCCCAACGACGACGGCGGTGTGTCCGTCATCGTGCCTGCTGCCGAGTGCGGCCTGACGATTGAGCAGATCGCGGTCAAGGATGTGCCGCAGGGCAAGCCGTACAAAATCATTGACGCAAGTGAAGTCCCAACCGACCGCACGTTCCGCAACGCATGGGAGTACGCATGATCCAGATCAACATGAACAAAGCGAAGGCTATCGCTCACGATGCCCGTCGTGCTGCTCGTTCCGCTGAGTTTGAGCCGCATGATGCAATCATCATGAAGCAGATTCCCGGCGCTGACTCCACAGCAGCAGAGGCCGCTCGTCAAGCCATTCGTGACAAGTACGCTGCTCTCCAGGCTCAGATGGATGCAGCGGAAACCCCTGAGCAACTAAAAGCCCTCATGCCATAGGAGTAGGACATGGAGACGACTGAAATCGACCCCATCAAGTACGGTGTACTTTGGGAACGTGTCCAGAATATGGACAAGAAGATCGACAAGATGGAAGGTCAGATCGAGGAACTGCTAGCCCTGGCAAATAAGGGTAAAGGCGGTTTCTGGATGGGAATGACTATTGCCAGTTCAGTCGGTGCTGCTGTAGCATGGCTAGTAGGACACTTTAAAAACGGCTGAAATGATCGATCCCATAACCGCACTCGCAGCCATCTCGTCAGCCGTAGAGCTTGTCAAAAAAGTCTCTGCAACCGTTGACGATGTGACATCGCTCGGGCCGGTGTTGGGGAAATACTTTGATGCAAAAGCTGATGCGATTGAGGTCGTCCAAAAGTCTCAGCGTGGCGAGTTCAAGGGCAGTGCCTTGGGTAAGGCACTGGAGCTAGAAATGGCTCTGGAGCAAGCCCGTCAGTTTGAAGAGCAAGTCAAGATGCTGTTCTTCCAATCCAACAAAATGGACGTTTGGGCCAGAATTGCAGCTAGGGCGCAGAGAATGGAAGCAGATGCAGCGCACGCTGCTAGGCGCAAAAAAGAAGCTGACAAACGCAAAAAAGAGGAAATGGACGAGCTTTTCATCATCATTGTCGGCCTGTTGGTCGCCTTGGGATCGATTGCAGCCGTTATTTGGGCACTTCTTGAAGGGATGAACCCGTGACTCCAGAGCTACAAAGGTACTACGAAGACAGGTTTGACCTGTTGTCGCAGCCTGGATGGGCCGATTTGATGGAAGATGTTGACAATATGTTGGCATCTATGAACAATGTAAGTAGTATCCCTGACGAAAAGGCTTTACAATTTCGTAAAGGTGAGATTTCCATTCTTACTTGGCTAAAAACCTTGAAAAAGGTCAGCGAAGACGCATACGAGGACTTGAATGCGAAGAATGTATGAATTTGTCTGCGAATGCGGACAGCGCACTGAGAAGCTAGTTGGTTATGAGACAGCTACTGTTCAGTGTGGGTGTGGTGGCATCGCCCATCGCATCATGAGTGCTCCTAAATTCAAACTTGAAGGATGGTCTGGTGCTTTCCCGAGCGAACATGGTCGGTTTGAGCGCAAGCACATCGAAAAGTTGAACGCGGAGCGCAAAGCCAACTCATAAGTCATTGGACCGAGTTGAATCTCCTACAACCATTTTTGGCAGGAAAAAACATGCTGATTGACAAAGAACCTGACGAGCTAGGCGAACTGGAAATTGAGGAGTCGAAGTCCGGACTCCCTGAGAAATACAGGGATAAAAGTTTGGAGGACATCATTCGGATGCACCAGGAGGCTGAAAAGCTGATTGGCAAACAGGCCCAAGAGGTCGGTGAGGTCCGAAAACTCGCAGATGAGCTTATAAAGCAGAACATCAGTTCTAAGCAACCAGCAAAACAGGAAGAACCTGAAGTAGACTTCTTTGAGAATCCTCAAAAGGCGGTTCAGGCAACCATAGAGAAGCATCCTGATGTCCTTGCTGCCCGTCAGGCCAGCATGGAGTTCAAGAGGCTGCAGATTCAGCAGAAGCTGACGCAAGAGCATCCCGACTACACACAAGTGGTTGGCGACTCGGAGTTCCAGAACTGGGTGAAAGGTTCATCCGTTCGTTTGGCGCTCTATGCGAAGGCCGATTCTGAGTTTGACTATGACTCTGCCAACGAACTGTTGTCAACCTTCAAGCAACTGCGCGGGGTGAAGTCCAAGCAAGCAGAGCAAGCAAGCGATGCAAGCAGGGCTAAATCAATGAAAGCCGCACAAGTTGATGTTGGTGGATCTGGAGAGAGTTCTAAGAGGGTTTATAGACGTGCCGACCTGATTCGGCTAAAAATGACAGACCCTGCTAGGTACGAGGCTTTGAGTGACGAGATCATGCAAGCCTATTCCGAGGGGCGAGTCAAGTAAACAACCTTTGTTTCTTGGAGATTTAACATGGCAAACACTGCTTTCGCACCGAACAATGCGGTTACCACCACCTCTGCAGCGAACTTCATCCCCGAAATTTGGAGTGATGAAATTGTTGCCGCCTTTAAAAAGAACCTCGTTCTGGCCAATCTGGTCAAGCGTATGTCTTTCAAAGGCAAGAAGGGTGACACCGTTAACATCCCGTCCCCCGCTCGTGGCACCGCCAACGCTAAGGTGGCTACCGATGCCGTTACTCTGATTGCAGAGAGCGACACCAACATTCAAGTGCTGATCAACAAGCACTTTGAGTACAGCCGCTTGATCGAGGACATCGTTGAAGTGCAAGCCCTGACCAGCCTGCGTGCTTTCTACACGGAAGACGCTGGTTACGCTCTGGCTCGTCGCATGGACACGGATCTGGTTCAGCTTGGTCGTGCATTCAATGGCGCAACCATTGGCACGAACGACTACGCCACCAGCAACACCTCGACCAAGGCGTTCATCGGCTCCGATGGCACGACTGCTTACAACAGCACCTCGTCCAACGCTGCCGCTCTGACTGATGCTGCTATCCGTCGCACCATTCAGCGCCTGGATGACAACGACGTTCCCATGGACGGCCGTTTCTTCCTGATCCCCCCGTCGAGCCGCAACACCCTGATGGGTCTGGCCCGTTACACCGAGCAGGCATTCGTTGGCAACGGCGATGCTATCCGCAACGGTGAAATCGGCCAACTGTACGGCATGGCAGTGTTCTCTTCGTCGAACGCTGACTTCGGCGCTGGTAACTCTGGCGTTGACCGTATCTGCCTGATGGGCCACCGCGATGCGATGGTTCTGGTTGAGCAGCTTGGCATCCGTTCGCAGACTCAGTACAAGCAAGAGTACCTGGGCACCCTGTTCACCGCTGACACGATCTACGGTGTGAAGGCTCTGCGTACGAACGCTACCAGCACTGCTGCTGACGCTTCCGCTGCTTTTGCCCTGGCTGTCCCGGCCTAATTGCAGTTGTCCCCTCCCCTTCGGGGGAGGGATCTTTTTCTTATAGGAGATTGAAATGGCTGCTGCAACCGCTGTTATTTCCCGCCGTGGAAATGACCAATTCCGAGGCTTGTTCTCGGACACCTGGGAAGTGCAATGTACTCTTGACGCTGGCGCAGTTTCGGCTGGTGCTACCGACACGGATACTGTTGCTGTTCCCGGTGTGGCACTGGGTGATATGGTTATCGGTTTTTCGCATGGTGTTAGCGAAGCTGGTCTGGTCAAACGGGCCTACGTTTCTGCTGCTGGCACGGTGACTATCGTTACCTACAACCCGACTGCCGGTTCTGTGAATCTGGCTGGAACCACTGTTACGCTCATTATCGGGCGCGCTGTGTAAGGACGGGGGGCCACAAGCCCCCTGTTTTCTTTGGAGATGTAAATGGTTCCTCAGACTTTCCCCTCTAACAACGGGAAGATGGTTGTTTTCAAGATCACAACCCTCACAGGACTGAGGCGTTGGTCCGATTACATCCCTGTCAAAACTGCTGGCTCCCCAGGAATCCTGAATTCCTATGACGGGAACATTGACGCAGACATTCTTGGGTCAACCACTGGCAAGAAAGCCTGGATTGACTACATCCCTGTTTACGAAGACGCATCAGCAACCAAAGCATGGCTTGTGAGTGCTGATGGGTACATCCCTATCTACGGATAAGACAATGGCAACCTATCGTTGTTTGGCAAGTGGCAATACGGTTTCGTTCACTTACATCT